AGCAATTCTATCCCCACCAAATCTACTACCTAACGCTCTTTTGAAAAAATATCCTTTACCTATTCCTGCTTCTTCTAATGATGTTCCACCCGCTTCTGCCTGTTTTGATGCAAAGGCACGTTCATCCGATGCCATATCAGAAGCTTCTTTTACACGCCTTCCGATTTGACTTGCGATCATACTAGCGTAATCTCTGTTACCCCTAGTATCTGTATACCCAACGGTTCCGCTTGCCATTATTGTTGTTTTTGTTCGTTTTTAACTTGTTCTAGGTATTGCGTTAAGAGAGAAATATAAACTTGTCTCTCAAATGGCATCATATTCTCAATTTCACTCAAACTATATTTATGATGTTGCATCAAAGCAAAGTTAGTCTTGTAATACCCCTCCAACGTGTTATGAAAGAGGGCTATCCGAAAAAAGCTTGCAATCCAGATATTGTATAATCAGACACTACCTCAGTTTTTGGGTTTTTAACCTTAAACTTGTGTTCTAGTCTAGGAGATGTCTCAAAGAATTTTTGTAGTTTTTCTAATTGTTGAGTTGTCAAACTTTCTACAAATTCAATAAATTCCTTTGGAGTAGTGGTAGATTCATCAAATACCTCTTCTCCTTGAAAAATTTGATCTATACTTTCAGCAACAATTCCTATAACTGTATCCTCATTTACATCTTTTTGTGCAAATTGACTTTCTACAAATCTATCAAATGATGGATACTTCATCATAACACCTAAATCATCAGTTAACATAATTTTGTTACTATGTCCTTCTGGAAAAGTAACTTCTACATCAGTAAGATTTAATTGATATTTAACTTGTGTTTTTTCATCATCTTGACATGTGACATTAATATCAACAATTTCCCCAACAGAAACTGCACGGATATTAAGAAAAATGTACTCTAAATCAAAAGTTGCAAGATTATCAATTTTTATTCTTGATGAAATACACCCTTTCAATAAACTGAGTACCGCATCTCTAATATTTTTTTCATTCTCACTTTCTAGTGCTAAAAGTAACACTTTTTCCTCTTTTACTAAAAAAGGACGAAATTTTATCTTTTTCTTATTTGACGGGATTTCCAACTCATGTGTTGGCAAATCGACGGTTGGCAATGCCATAATATTTACTCCAAGGTCATATTTATATTTAGCGACTTTTTAAACAAAAAAATAGCGGGAAAAATTTTCCCACTTTTATGGAATTGAAAAGTCAATTTTGACACAAATTATTTTGTTTCTTCGATTGCTTCCTTAATTATTCTCTTGAGTTGTTTACCCTTCTTACCTAGACCAACAGTGGAGTCAATTTTTACTTTGACCCAGTATAGTCCTATAACAACCAAGGTAAACGGAATTGCATCTTCCCATGCTATTGAATTATAAGCATCGGCAAGACCACCAAATATAGCAAATATCATTTAATCTTCTTCGGCAAGGCGAGCGAAGTATGATAGTGCGTCATCATCAGACTCTGTACCAACAGCAGTAGGTTCTGCAGGAGCAGACATACGCTCACGGAATGCAGACTTTGCAACTGGTTGAGGTTCATACTCTTCAGTATCAACACCTATATTAGGACGTTGAGGAGCAGAGGAGATACCTAAAACCAAGTTAAGTCTTGCTTCAAGTGCTTCATAAGTTTTGAACTCAGAAGCAGCAGTGAATGCTTCAAGACTATGCTCACTCTTATAGATGTTCTCTAGAACTTCATCATCACCAGATAGTGCTGCACTTTCTGCAAACTCACTAGAATCATAGTTCCAGAAACCTGCAACGGTTTTGATTTTTAGTTTAAAATCAGCACCTTCCCAGAAATCAAAGGGATTAACAGGAGTCTCGTCTTGAAACTCAGGTTTCATCGCCGCCATGATTTTATCAAAGATTTTCTTACCATAACGGTAGAGAAAGACCTTACCTTCATTATGAGGATTCTTGGGATCACGTACAACATATATGTTGCTGTAGTAAGAAAGTTTACGCTTTTGTTTACGTGCAACTTCCTTATCACTCTCTGTTCCTGAGTTCCACAGTTTGTTATTGTAGACACTTACAGGATCTTGCTCTCCTTTGGTGGTGAGAGAGTTCTCGATGAACCAACCACCAGGTCCTTGGAATGCATGAGAGTAGAGTTTTGCCCATGGAAGTGATTCTCCCTCTGGTTGAGGAAGGAATCGGATAACGGCATAACCGTTACCAGAAGCGTCAAGTTCGGGCTTCCAAAACCTATCGTCGGCACTAGAATTAGTACTGGACTTTTCAAGTTCCTTTTGAAGAAACTCAAAACTTGTATTGGACTTACGCTTAAGATCTGAAAAAGACATAGGATTATTTCGGATTAATTTGGATACTGTTTTATGATGTCCTATCACTTGTTACATTATAAAGGGCAAAGGGTCGGACGTCAAGTCCCTTCGCCGCTAAAATTCTTCATCATTGCATTGACTTTAGTTCTGAGGTCCATGAACATATCTTTGACCGTCAAATTAGGATCTCCACCAAGCATAACAACTGCATTACGCATGTTATCTACCACAGTTTTTGCTTCCTCGTCTTCACTAAGTGACATCCTAGCATACATGATTTCTTGCTTTTCTAGGAGAGACATCAGGATTTCAAGATATTCTTTTCTGCGATCGTTATCAAGCACTGGAAAACTCATTGCATAACGAAAGCATTGTTGCTGCAATTCCATCATCTCTTGTAGGTCACCACGGACCATTTCTGATTTAAAAAATTCGCTCATACCAACATTAATTTTGCTCTTGAAGTACGCTTGATGAAATTTAATTTTTGTGCATCAAACTTTAGTTTTTCTTTTAATGGTTTTGAGATTAATTTAGGAACTGTTTCCAATTCTATCTCATTTTGTTCACAGTAGTGAATTATAGCGTCAATATAGTTCATGTCTTTATTGTTCAGAACTATGCGCTCCACTTCCTGCGAAAATCTCGCAGTTGTCATAAATTTATCTTCTAATAGTTTGCTTCTTTCCATGTGCAACTTTGTACTCGTTGATGTATTGTAGGAGTGAATCCAAATATATTTTTTTAACGGGGCGAACTACTACCTGTGTGTCTCCGTCTTCACAGGCGACAATAGTTACTAGTTGTTCAACACGGATATTATATTGCTCAAGTAACATACATGCGTACGCACACTCTTGAACAAAATAATCGTATAATCTCTCGTCCGTCTTTTGTTTTGCTGATGTCTTAAAATCTATGATGGATAGAACTCCATCGAACTCAGCGATACAATCAACACGCCCTGCTAGTTCAAGTTTATCTGAATAGAGCGCTACCTCTTGAACGTATATATTATTTATACGATCCAATGTAGGGCGAGAATGCTGAAACATCAATACGGGGAGCGGAGAAGACTTAAATTTTTTTAGATCTAAGTCATTATTAAAGTAGTCCTCAACAATGGAGTGATACTTTGTTCCTCTACCTGTTGCTTGTGCGGAAACACGGTTCGCTTCTGCTTCACCGACACGTCTCCTCCACTGCATGATAGATTTCATTTTCTTTTTATTGTTTCCAATCACAGTGGTGACCGAAGGATATTTCTTACCAGACGGAGTAAGATAAACCCTTTTACCTGTTTCCTTATCAGTAATAGATTCTAGTTCAATTGGTTCTAGGTCACCAACGTGTTTGAATAATATCATAAACCAAGATTGATTTTGTTAATGATGTAAGATTTAACAAGTCCAGATCGAACGATATCATCAATACCAAACTCAATCAAAGAAAACTCATCCATCTCTTGTAAAATGCGTTGGAAGTCAAGAATACCATCCTTCTCTGCAGTCTTTTGTAGATCAGTTTGTGCAACATCACCTGCAAATATGACTTTAGAGTCTTGACCTATACGAGTGATAAGACTATCAAGTTCGTGGAAGTTTAGGTTCTGACATTCATCAACAATAACAATAGCATTGTCGAGAGTAGTTCCACGAAGGAAAGATGTACTCCAGAACGAAATAGTTTCTTGTGCTTTTAGATTAGCATAAAGCATTTCAAATGATGGGTCATCAGGCATCTCAAACATATGCTTGACCATATTTTTATATGGTATCTGATACAAAGATGACTTGTCCTCATGATCTCCAGGAAGGAAACCAATCTCACGAGTAGCAACTAATGAGCGAACAATATATACTTTATCATAAAGTGAGTCTTCAGACAAGACATCACGAAGAGCAAGATACAATGCGATAAATGTTTTACCTGTACCTGCACTTCCATAAACAAATAAATTCTTTTGTTCTTCCCATGCTTTAAACATTAGTTCTTGATTTTCTGTAAGAGGACTAATGTCTAAAAGATACTTCTCATTAATAGGACGTTTTCTTTTTAATTGTTTCTTACTCATACCTGGTGGAACTGGAATAGTATATTTACTTTTTGATCTAGGCATAATTAAAGTGTTTTTACTGTAGAACCTGGGACTTGTTGAACTTTTTTAAGAACATCATTCCATCCTGGTTTTGTTTTTCTCAACTTGTCTTTCCAATCTCCTACCTCACCAACAGCAGCGACACCTGCTGCCCAATCTTTATCCCAATCAGGATTTTCTTTTCGCCACTCTTCGTATTGAGAGATCGTCATAGAGAGTTCTTGTTTCTCTCCAGTTTTTAGATTTTTTACTGGGTAGGTAGGCATATTATTTAGAAGATAATTTGGGAGGGAGTTCTGAAGGAACGTAAAGATGAGCTATTTTTTCAACTTTCGTTCCTGCAATGGTGTTCATATATGGTGGTTTTGATAGAGTAATATTAAAACTAAAACTAATTCTATCTTCTGGTGTTTCATTTACAAACGTACCATGTTCTAAGAATGCTGGCCACAGTAATAGTAATCCTTCTTTAAGAGGCATTCTTTTTTGACCCCATTTCATATTAC